AGTTATCTATGGAGGGAGTGACAAGCCATTGTTATCTTGTGGTGCAAGAGTTGTTGTAGAGACTGAAAGCGAAATTGAAATTTTAAGGTAATTAGGAGACAGTTATTGGAACAATTAATGATCTATACGGCATTTGGGGTAGCATTCAGTTTTATTGGATACAAGATTGGTCGTATCTATGGCGCTAAAGATGTTGAAGATGCTATACTAGATACAGTTGACAGCACAGTGACCAAGCTGATTGGCGATGGTTACATTCGAACTGTTGGCGAAGGTGATGATGAATTGATCCTGAAGTGGTGGGATGAAAACACATACGAAGACAGAAAAGACAAAAATGAAAAAAAAGATATTGACATTCACTAGAGATGTGTTAAAGTATATTGAGAGACTAGGAATTGCTCTCTCTGTGCTGTTGAACGTGATTCTAGGCGGTTACAGTAACCAGTCGTTTTCAGCGCGAAACTGGCAAAGAAAACGTGACGGTAAATGGCATCTATGTGATCTTATAGATGTTATATTCTGGTTTGAGAAAGACCACTGCCTTACATCTTGGACTTATTGGAGAGTTCGTAAAGATGTTCTGCATACACAAGAGTTCGATGAAAAATTTAAAATTCTAGAGAATGGGAAATATTATGACTAAAACTACTGCTTCAAAGGGTGTCGCTTCAAAGGGTGAGCGCCGTTCTTCTGCCCGTACCAAGAATACTAATCCTGGTCAGAAGATGCTGAATAAGATCAATGCCCTTCAAAAGGGTAAAGATGTTGTGTGGTCGTTGCCTGTTGTGTCGAAAGACGGCAAAGTTCGCCCGAACAAGATCATCAAGGCAAATGGTAAAGAGTATATCAACTCCATGAAGCATAATGACCGTGCGCACAAGGTAGCCGATGCATGATCACTATCTATGCGAAAAACAAATGCTCTTGGTGCGTTGCTGCTAGAGAACTAGCGGACAGTCGTGGATTGAGTTACGAGTATCGGAATGTTGATGATAACTTCCAGTTTCTTCTGGAACTCTCTTCTCTGAAACCAGACGTTAAGACACTACCACAAATCTGGTGGAATGATAAACATGTTGGTGGCTACACTGACTTTGCTGCTGAAATTGAAAACACAATGGGAGACTATGGTAATGGACAAATCTGATATTATTGAAGCGTTAAAGACTTCGATTGTCGATGTTGAATTTATTAAGAAAGACGGCACAGTCCGTTTGATGACTTGCACCTTGCGAGAGGAATCTTTGCCAAAGCAAGAGCCAAAGAACATTGATGAATCTTTGCGTGATCTGGCAGATAAAAACGAGAAGCCCAAGAACGAAGAAAGTATTGCAGTATTTGATACTGTCAATCAAGGCTGGCGTTCTTTTCGTTGGGACTCTCTCATTTCAGTAAACGGCGTCATCTGGGACCCTGTGTATGCTGATGAAGATGTGCCGGAGTATTTCATAGTATGAGTGTTTCGAAGCCAAGAGGCGGCACTGAGTTGATGGCGGACAGGATTAATACCCTGCCCGCTTGGCTACTTTCCAAGTTTCAGATCACGCATTCACGCGATGTTAACATGAGTGTTACCAAGAAGAATATTTTGGTATTGCATGATGGCGTTCTTGATCCCATGCATGACCACTTGCGCGATGGTGGTTGGAAAAGGTTTGATAAGATCGTTTTTGTGAGCCACTGGCAGAAACAACAATTCCGAGACTATATGGGATTACCAGCTTCTGCAAGTGTTGTGTTGAAAAATGCAATTACTCCAATCGAAGAACACACTAAGCCTATAGACAAGATTCGGCTTGTTTACTTTTCGACTCCGCACCGTGGTCTTAATCTGTTGTATGCTGCATTCGTGGAACTCGCCAAAGAGTTTTCGAATCTGGAACTGAATGTGTTTAGTTCGTTTGATCTGTATGCGTGGCCTGAGCGTGATATTCAATACCAAGAGCTATTTGAGAAACTTGAAGCGCATCCTCAGATCAATTATAGTAAATCAGTTTCAAATGACCAGATTCGCGAAGAACTCAAACGCAACCACATTCTCGCGTATCCATCGACATGGGAAGAGACGTCCTGTCTTGTGCTTATTGAAGCAATGTCTGCTGGTCTTCTATGCGTCCACTCGTCACTGGCTGCGCTACCAGAAACATCTTTGTCTTTGACAAGAATGTATGACTATCACGAAAACCCATCACAACATGTGAATCAATTCTATGCGCATCTGAGACAAGCTATCCTGACTTACGCTGATGATAATACACAAACAGGTCTGTTGATGCAAAAGGCAGTTGCGGACAAAGTGTATAGTTGGGACAACAGAAAAGAAGAGTGGAAATCGTTGTTAGCCTCATTATTGTGAAAATAATGCTTGACAACACCAAACGAATCATGTAATGTGTAAGAGTAGTCAACAGACAAAGAAAGAACTGACGATGAAATTCACAGCATATCTTCTCTGGACTGTCTCTGCTCCATTCTTTGCTGGCGGGGTTGTCTGGGCATTTGCACCATTCTTCATTCCCCTGTGGGCTGTGGCAGTGGGCATGATTGCCCATCTATGTGTGTGGGGATCAGTGCAAGAACAGATGACCGAAAACGATTGGGATAAATAATCATGATGAACTATCTTGAAACTGCCACCTTCTGGGAAATCTTCGAAGACGTTGCAGGAGTTGTTGTCCTGTTTGCCTTTATTCCCGTCTTCTTCTATTCCATCGCCTTTATGAAAGTGATCTTCCAATGATTGATATGCTAAAAATTGTCCGTGACGTTATGATCACAGTCGCTGCTGTCCACATAGCTGTTGCCTATTGGGTAGTAATGGATGCAGAGTTTGTTGGCCACTGGCTCGCAAATGCTGAGATTTCCTATTACTCAATTATGGATGAATACTATGCAGACTGCGATTGCACACAGGAATTGAACTAATGGCAAAACAAGCGGTGCGTAAAAAAGCTGCGCCTATGCGCAAGTCGAATGCGAGTAAAACACTCGAAGAGCGCCACATTGGTTCTGAAATTTTAGACTGGTCAGAAATGACCGAGGCGAAGGTGTTCGAATGCCTTCGCCACTATTCCTATTTCTATGACCACAAAGATGGTGCGAAGTGGGCGCTTGTCTGGGTCAAAAAGAATATGAGTAAAGCAGATGCTGCGCATTTTGCTTTAGCAGAAGACTGGAGAGTGTCTCCAACGCTTGGTGCGCTATGTAAGATGATGACCAATGGCGCTGTCTTTGATGACAAGCGTATGACTTGGATTCACAACAAGATTGCAGAAGTGGTTGCTGCTGGTAAGACCAAAGAGACTGCGACCAATGTTGTTGTGGGTGTCTTTACACGCCGTAGCATCCAAGACATTGTGAAAGAAAAGACCAGTGACTTCATTGCAGAAATCGAAGAGGTTATTGATTCTTGGATCGATGGTGTGTGGCTTGATATCGAAAACTACTCGGTCTATAATGAACTGAAAAAGATCGATGCCGCATACAATTCAGCAAAGGCTGTGGTAGACTACTACAAGCCACTTCAGGACGAATTGTCAGAGTTGATTACGAAAAAGACTCCTGATCTTGTAGAGGGCTACGAAAAGATGCCTCTCAAGACACGCAAGGAATACTTGAAACTTGTGACAGTTATTATCACTGATGCCGAAAAATACATGGCGTCCAAGAAAGCGGTGCGTAAGCCTCGTGCCAAGAAGACAGTATCGGCTGCACAACAAACATTGAAAGTGACTTATCTCAAGGACAGTGCGGAGTTTAAACTCACAAGCATTGATCCTACAAGCATCATCGGTGCAAGTGAAGTATACCTGTTCAACTCGAAATATCGCACTCTTACGCGACTGGTGAGTTCCTCACGCGAAGGTTTCGCGATCAAGGGTACGACTATTCAGAACCTGGACATTGAAGCGTCTGACAAGAAGAAACTCCGTAAACCAGAAGAGTTCTTTGCTGCCGCTGGTGCGACAAAGGTGAGACTCGCAAAAACGTTTCTAGAAACGAAAACAAAATCATCAGAAGCCAATGGGCGACTGAATGGCGAAACTCTAATATACAAGGCGTTTAAATGAACAATGTAGTTGACCTGACACAATTTCGAACCAAAAAGGTTGAAGAGGCTGTACCAGAAGAAGATGCAGACTATAATGAACATATGGCAATCGACATGGTTTATGACATTCTGGACTTTCTGGAAGACGAGGGATTAGACTTGCGGGCTGATCCTAAGATCATGTATGATATCATCATGGTGATACAATCCATCAATGGGCTGCTATCTCGCATCGATGGTGAACATCATCGCGCGCATGAGTTGGCGGAACTGGTAGTGTCTATCGAAAATCCAGAAGAAGCGTTGAATCAATTTTTGAGTTGACATCCATGAAATTCTATGCTACTATATAAAGTATATCATAGATTAGGAGAAATACAATGATACTGGTTGACTTTAACCAAATTATGATTGCCAACTTGATGATGCAATTGGGCAATCACAAAAACGCAGAAGTTGATGAAAACATGTTGCGACACATGATCCTCAACAGTCTGCGATCAAATCGCACAAAGTTTACTGCTGAGTTTGGCGAAATTATCATTTGCGCTGATGATAAGAATTACTGGCGTCGGGCAGCATTTCCATATTACAAAGCATCGCGCCGCAAGAGCCGTGAAGATTCAGAACTGGACTGGAATGCCATCTTCACTTCACTGAATAAGATTCGTGAGGAAATCAAAACGTTCTTCCCTTACAAAGTTATCCAGATTGATACAGCCGAAGCGGATGATATCATTGGCACTATCGTTCATAAAGAGGGAACTATTATGAACTCAGGCGAGAAGATCCTGATCCTCTCAAGCGACAAAGATTATATCCAACTGCACAAGTATGGTAACGTGTCGCAATACAATCCCGCACTCAAAAAGTATGTGAAGCACTCGAACCCTGAACTGTATCTCCTAGAGCATGTCATCAAGGGAGATGGTGGCGATGGTATTCCTAACATTCTGTCGCCTGACAATTGCTTTGTTATTGGTGAGCGTCAAAAGCCTATCACTCAAAAGCGGATGATATCGTTTATGAATACCGCTACGATGTCGGAAGAAGTTTTGCGTAACTATAAGCGTAACGAGAGCCTAATCAATTTGTCTCTGGTGCCAGATCGTATCAAAGAACAAATTATCGAAAAGTATGAAGAAGTGAACACCAACAATCGCTCCAAACTGTTCAACTACTTCATTGCGAATAACTTAAACAACCTCATGGAAAACATCACGGATTTTTAAAATGGTAACATCTATCTCAGAAATTGTAAACAAAGCCTGTGTGCTTAAAACGAAAGAAGAAAAAGTATCTTGGTTAAAACAGAATAACAGTGTCCCTCTGCGGAACATTCTGATCTGCACGTATGACAAGGCAAAGATTAAGTTTCTGATTCCAGACACTGCGCCTCCATACACTCCATCGAAGAGCCACGACTTGCACGGAGCGTTGCTGCGCGAGTCGCGAAAGCTGAAATACTTCATTGAAGGTATGGGTGGCGAGAATGTCGATAAGATGAAGCGCGAACAAATCTTCATCCAACTTTTGGAATCTGTTGATCCAAATGATGCCGAACTGCTATGCAAAATGATTGAACAAAAGCCTCTGAAAGGTCTTACATCAAAAGTGATCAATGAAGCGTTTGGTCCAATCATCACAGAAAGCAAGGACGAAGAATAATGTCTAAGAAGGCAAAGTTTGACGAAGATGACTACGAGGAATATTTCGATAGTTGGTCAGATTACAAAGATCAAGACGGTAAACGTCTTGATCGAAAAAAGCAACACATTGAGAACGCAAGACGCGCAAAATCTCGCGAAAAAGATGCGTTTTTCACAGAAAAGACTTGACAATACCAGCGAGAAGTTCTATAGTCATACAGTAATGAAAGAGATTGAAATGCACAATAAAGTGATTCTGACCGACTGCGACGGTGTTCTCGTGGACTGGATGTATTCTTTTAACGCGTGGATGACGCGGCACGGATACATTGTCGTGAAAGAAAATACTTACGACCTGAACGAGACATACGGCATTGAACGGGCAGAAAGTAAAGCACTTGTTCGGTTGTTTAACGAGAGCGCTGCTATTGGCGACATCCCTCCTCTGCGGGACGCTATCAAGTATGTCAAGATGCTCCACGAAGAAAAGGGTTACATCTTTCACTGTATCACCAGTTTGAGCCTTGACCCCTATGCTGCCAAGTTGCGGGAGAAAAACATCCACGCCTTGTTTGGTGAGACTGCTTTTGAAAAGATCATCTGCCTTGATACTGGTGCAGACAAAGATGAAGCATTGAAGCCTTACATGGACAGCGGCTGTCTGTGGGTTGAAGACAAAGTTGAAAACGTTGATGTTGGTTGTGCTATGGGTCTCCACGGAGTTCTGATTTCTCACGGATACAACGAAGATTATGCTGGTGAAGCGACTGTGGTTTCTAGCTGGAAAGAAATCTACGAAATGCTGTGATAGTATAAATACAGTTATGGTAGAGTAAAGGCGGTCTATCAAGACCGCTTTTTTTTATAAGGAATATATGATGCCGACTTATAGTTTTAAAGACCAAGACACGGGTGAGACAGTGACGCACTACCTATCACTAAAGGAACGCGAAGTGTTCTTAGAAACAAATCCAAATTATAAACAAGTACTCGCGGCACCCGGTTTAGGTGACTCCGTTCGTCTGGGCATTCGCCGTCATGACGATGGATTTAATGATGTTCTCAAAAATGTGAAGTCGCACCATCGGGGGTCAACGATCCAAACAAGATAAGGATGCATATAAATGCCTGCGCCTGCACAAAGAAGAATGGAAACAAGATTGTCTAAGAGACAGAAAAGAGTTTTACGTCAGGATGGAGTTCTAGACAAAGACGCAAACATAAACACAAAGGGTTTCTCTATCGATGCTGGTATTGCACCGATGACAAAGAATCAGGAACTCGCTTTCGATGCATGGGATGATGACTACAATCTAATGTTGCATGGTATCGCTGGTACTGGCAAAACATTCCTTGCGCTTCTATTCGCATTGAAGGATGTCACGGCTCCCAAGTCCATATACAAAAAAGTGTTCATCATTCGATCAACAGTCCCTTCAAGAGACATGGGTTTCTTACCTGGAAGTCAGAAAGAAAAGATGGCAGTATACGAAGGTCCTTATGTGTCTATCTGCACAAAACTGTTTGGTCGCGCTGATGCCTATAGCGTCTTGAAAAGCCGCGATACAGTGGAGTTTATTTCATCATCATTCTTGCGTGGCGAAACGTTTGACGATTGTATCATCATTGTTGATGAATGCCAGAACATGGCTGACCAAGAACTCCACACGATCATGACCAGAGTTGGAAACAACTGCAAAATCATTTTCTGTGGTGACGTGAAGCAAGACGATCTTACAAGCGAAAGAAAGAAAGAAGTTTCTGGACTGAGAGCGTTTATGCCTATCATCAAAAATATGCAAGAGTTTGAATTTGTAGAATTTGTAGCGGAAGATATTGTGAGAAGCGACCTTGTTAAATCATACATCATTCAGCGAGACAGGTTAGGGTTGTAATATGCCAGCAGCGTGTCTTGCAGGTGA